AAGAAGCTGAGCAATTACCTGAAGATGTAGCTGCTTTTATGAAATATAAGCAAGATACAGGGCGAGGATTTGAAGACTTTGTAAAATTGGGAAAGGACTTTGAAAAAATGGACCCTGACCAATTGCTTAAAGAATACCTTTCTTCCACACAAGAAGGTCTTGATAGTGATGACATTGAGACGTTAATGGATGAGTACAAGTTTGACGTTGAGTTAGACGACGAGTCAACCGTTAAAAAGGCAAAAATCGCAAAAAAGAAAGTTCTTGCTGAAGCTAAGAAATACTTTACTTCTCAAAAGGAACAATATAAAATGCCCCTTGAGTCAAGAATGGCATTCGTTCCGGATGAAGAAAAAGAAGTGTACGAAAGCTATAAGCAATATACCCAACAGGCAAAGACCATAGAAGAGGAGAACAATCGTAAGCGTCAATGGTTTGACCAAAAGACGAACGATGTTTTTAGCGGAGAGTTCAAAGGTTTTGAGTTCAATGTTAATGACAAGAAGTTCACGTTTGCTCCGGGAGACGCTAATGAGTTGAAAAAGAACCAAGCTACACCACAGAACTTTATTAATAAGTTCTTAGATGAGCAAGGTTTGATGAAAGACGCAGCAGGCTATCATAGGTCGTTGTCTATAGCAATGCATCCTGACAAATTTGCTAAGTTTTTTTATGAACAAGGGATGGCTGACGCTACTGATGATGTTACTCGTAAAATCAAGAACATCAATATGTCAGATAGAAAAGCCCCTGAAGTTGGTAAATCAGCTGATGGATTTCAGGTAAAAGCTGTAAACCCTGATTCAGGTAGAAACCTGAAAATACGCAGTATAAAAAGAATATAAACAATTAAAATTTTAAAAAAATGGCAAGTGCACTTTTAAGTACCCCTACCTATGCCCTGCAGCCCTCTGCAGAACAGGTAGCGTTACAGACAAACTACATTACCAACTTCAACTTCTTGAATCAATATCTTCCGGATACTTATGAGAAAGAATTTGAGCGTTATGGTAATAGAACAATCGCATCATTCTTACGTATGGTAGGAGCAGAGATGCCTTCTAACTCTGACCAAATCAAATGGGCAGAACAAGGTCGTCTACACATTAAGTACACCAACTGTACTTCAGCAGCAGCAGCAGCAGCTTCAACTGCTACTTTCACTGTAGCTGATAGTGGTGTTACTTACATCGCTATCCGTGTTGGACAAACTTTGATGATTCAAAACAACTCATCAGGTGTTTTCAACAAGGCTATCGTAACAGCAGTTCCTTCAGCAACTACTTTCACAGTAGCTTACTATGAGACTGCAGGTCAAGCATTCGCAGTTTCTACTCAATGTACTGTATTCATTTATGGTTCTGAGTTCAAAAAAGGTACTAACGGAATGGTTGGTTCTTTAGAATCTGAAGATGACATCTACAGCAACAACCCTATTATCATCAAAGATAAGTATGCGGTTAATGGTTCTGATATGGCTCAAATCGGTTGGGTTGAAGTTACTACTGAGAACGGTGCTACAGGATACTTGTGGTATTTGAAATCAGAGCACGAGACTCGTTTACGTTTTGAAGATTATTTAGAGACTGCAATGATTGAAGCAGTTCCTGCTGCATCTTCTTCAGGTGCTGCAACTGCAGGATACATTGGTTCTCAAGGTATCTTCTACGTAGTAAACAACCGTGGTAACGTTTGGGGTGGTGGTACTCCGACAACTTTATCTGATTGGGATTCTATCGTTTCTCGTTTAGATAAGCAAGGTGCTATCGAAGAGAACGTAGTATTCGTGAATCGTGGTTTAAGTTTCGATATTGACAATATGTTAGCTACATTGAACGGCTACACTTCAGGTGGTGTTGCTCAATCAGCTTCATTCGGTCTTTTCGACAACGATGTTGATATGGCGTTAAATTTAGGTTTCACAGGATTCCGTAGAGGTTATGACTTCTACAAGTCTGATTGGAAATACTTAAATGACCCAACTATGCGTGGTGGTTTAAATACTACTGCTGCAACTGCAACCGGTACTATCACAGGTTTGATGGTTCCTGCAGGTTCTACTTCAGTGTACGACCAAATTATGGGCAAGAACGCTAAACGTCCTTTCTTACACGTTCGTTACCGTGCTTCTGAAGCTGAAGACCGCAGATACAAAACTTGGATTACAGGTTCTGCCGGTGGTGCAACTAACAGCGACTTGGATGCAATGGAGGTTAACTTCCTTTCTGAGCGTTGCGTATGTACCTTGGGTGCTAACAACTTCGTTTTATTCCGTTACGGATAATAAAGGAAGAAAATTACAGGGAGGGTGTCTTCAAAGACACTCTCCTTTTTTAAAAATTAAATCAAATTAAATTAAATACAAAATGGCAAAAAGTATAACATCTGTAGACAAAGTCTATAAGTTGAAAATAGGAAACCCGCTATCTTACACGTTAGCGTCAAGGAATCACCCTCGTTTTCCACTAATGTGGTTTGACGAGAAGAACAATATGAATCGTGCATTAAGATATTGCACAAACCAAAAGTCCCCATTTGAGGACGAACAAGACGGAAACTTTATTATTGAGCCTATCATTTTTGAAGATGGCTTTTTAAGAGTTCCAAGAACAAACCCTGTATTGCAGCAGTTTTTACATTACCATCCCTTAAATGGCAACATTTTTGTGGAAGTAGATAAGGAGAAGGATGCAGCAGAAGAGGTTCAAGATTTGGACTTAGAGATTGAAGCATTAGTTGAAGCACGTCAGCTTACAACAGACCAATTAGAAACTCTTACGAGAGTAATGTTTGGTAAAGACCCATCTACCATATCTACTGCTGAATTAAAGCGTGATATATTGGTATTTGCTAAAAGAGACCCAAGAGAGTTCTTGAACATATTGAATGACCCTGAATTGAAATTTCAAGCCAAGGTTCGTACATTCTTTGAGAACAAATTATTGATATTAAGAAATGGTGAGAAAGAGGTATGGTTTAATACTGCCACCAACAAAAAGAAGATGTTATCAGTTCCGTTTGGAGAAGACCCCTATGAGATGGTCGCCCACTTCTTACAGAGCGATGAAGGTATAGACTCTCTAAAGATGTTAGAAGCAACTTTAGGTTAGTAAATACTGATTATTGATTGATGATTAGAAAGAGGGGGCACTTATTGTGCCCTCTTTTTTTTTATGTATATTTGTAAAAAAAGAACTAATGATAAACTCAGTAAGAAATGCGGTTCTATCTGTGTTGAATAAGAACAACTACGGATATTTATCTCCTTCTGATTTCAATTTGTTTGCTGCAAACTCACAGATGGAGATATATGAGGAGTACTTCAGTAATTATAATAAAGTTATAAATGCTGAAAATGCTCGTATGTCAGGTGTAGATTATGCCGATATTGAGCAACCAATTGCGGAGGTATTAGAATATTTCTTACGCACAGATTATCTTACAAAAATCTCGGCTAATAAATTCTCAATGCCTACACCTGCAACTACAGGTTATGATACCTATATGCTTTTAGATGTAAAGTGTAAACCAATTATCCTTAAAACCGGAACTAATACTTCCGTAGTTTCTAATCAATTGGTTGATAGTGCAGGTGGATTTTCATCATTAGATATTTCAGCAGGAGATGTAGTAACAAATTTAACTACAGCATTAGTATCTACAGTGGTATCAGTAGTAAGTAATACGGTCTTACAATTAGATTCAAATATATTTTTAGCTTCAGGAAACGCTTATGCTATTGTTTCTTCTGCTACTGTTGTTCAAGCGGAAAAAGTAATTAATAATAAACTTGCTTTATTGGTTAATTCTAATTTGACTCAACCAACTAAAGAGTTTCCTGTTTACGCATTACAAGGCACAGAATTGACTTTCTACCCTATAACGATAAGTAACAAGGGTCAAGTGCAAGCAACCTATTTTAGGTACCCTAAAGTTCCAAAATGGACCTATATCACATTGGCTAATGGCGAGCCGGTATTTGACCAATCACAAAATGATTATCAAGACTTTGAATTGCCTCCTGAAGATGAGTATAAATTAGTGACTAAAATACTTGAATATGCAGGTATATCTATTCGTGAGAACGAGGTTACTCAATTTGGTATGGCAGAACAACAACACGAACAGCCTACATTCAGTATGCAACAATAAAAAATTTAAGATATGGCATATATATCACAGTATCAATATTATGAGAATGGAGGTGTGGTACCCGAAGATAAAAATTGGGGGTCTTATCAGTTTATAAGTCTTACAGATATTGTAAACAACTTCTTGCTAATGTATGCAGGAAACCATTCATTAGTAAATAACGAAGAACGTTACAAGGTATTGTTCCACGCAAAACGTGCAATTCAAGAATTGAACTATGATGCTTTTAAAGAAATTAAAGTATTAGAGTTAACAGTACCTGACAACTTAAGATTTATTCTTCCATCTGACTATGTCAATTGGGTTCGTGTTTCTTTGTACAAAGATGGTTGGTTAAGACCATTATCCGAAAACATCCAAACACTTTCATCTAAGGCTTATCTTCAAGATAATACAGGTCGTATTTTATTTGACCAATACGGAAACGCATTAAGTCCTCAGTATTCTGAGATTGACTATGACAGATTAAGCAAGATTAAGAAGAGCATATATTTAAACCAAGGCAATCAGTTCAATGGTCAATTGGGATGGAACTATGATGGGATGTGGTACTTTGAAGGGAACATTGGAACTGCTTATGGTTTAAATACAGAGACAGCAAACTTTAATCCAACTTTTAATATTGATAGAAAGTCAGGAGTTATTAACTTTGATTCACCTATGTCAGGATTGTCTTGTATTCTTGAGTACGTATCTGATGGTATGGAACAAGGAGACAATTCTTTGATTACGGTAAACAAGTTATTTGAAGCATATATTTACGCAGCTATTGAATATGAGATACTAAGTTCTAAACTTGGTGTCCAAGAATATATCATTGCTCGCTCTCGTAAAAAGAGAAAGGCTTTGTTAAGTAATGCTAAAATAAGAATTAGTAACATTCATCCCGGCAGACTCTTAATGAATATGAGAGGTATGGACAAGCAAATAAAATAAAATGGCAAATTTTACAAGAAACTTTATAGCAGGCAGGATGAATAAAATCGTAGACCAACGATTACTTCCTGAAGGTGAGTATATAGATGCTATGAATATTAGGATGGGTTCAACCGAGAACTCTGAGATGGGGGTAATTGAAAATACAAAGGGGAATCTTCCTCTTACTTCGTTAACTTATATTGATGGTACGCCATTAAGTGCTAATGCAAGATGTATTGGTGCCATTGAAGATAGTGCTAATGAAACCATTTATTGGTTTGTACACGACTCTGATTTTTCTGTAGGGGCTACAGGAAAACTTGATTTAATTGTTTCATTTAATGTATTTACAAGCATATTAACTTATCACGTTATTAGCATTAATGATGGAGGAGACGTTAATACTTTGTTAAATTTTAACGAAAATTACCTTATTACAGGAGTAGATATATTGAATGATTTATTGTTTTTTACAGATGATTATAATGCTCCAAGATTCATTAATATAAATAGGAATTACGCCAACCCTATTGGAAATATAGACCAAATAACAGCAGAGTCTTTATTGGTGATTAAAAAACCACCGGTTCAATCTCCGGCAGTTGAGCCAATTGTAACTAATGGGCAAGAAAATTATTTAAGTACACGATTTATTTGTTTTGCTTATAGGTACCAATATATTGATGGGGAGTATAGTGCTACATCGCAGTGGTCTCAACCTGCGTTTGTACCTAATCCTTTTAGCTTTAGTGTTGAGAGTTTTCTTAATGAAGGAATGACCAATTTCTGCAACTCTGCAAGAATCACATATAATTCAGGAAGTTCTCTTGTTATTGGCATTGATTTGCTATTTAAAAGGTCAGATGGGATTGTTATTAAGGTTATTGAAAAACTTAATAAACACAATTTAGGTCTTGCAAATAATACAGAGTACCAATATACATTTACTAATAGCAAAATATTCACCATATTATCTGAGTCTGAGTTATTAAGATTGTACGACAACGTACCTCGATACGCTAAGGCTCAAACTATTATGGGTAATAGATTAATGTATGGTAACTATGTAGAAGGATATAATTTAGTTGATGAAGGAGGAAGTCCTATAAAATTTGAGTACACAACAAATTTAGTGTCTGCTCCAATAGGAAGCAACAATATTGACGATGGTCTTGCTTCAGGAAATTATTCTATTAATGGCAGTGTCAACATAGCCAATGCTACTGTTACTTTTGATTTAGCAGGACAAAATTTAGTAGCAGGTTCTGCAATTAATGTAGAGATAGGTATTGCTCACGCTCAATTTACAGGAACATCCCCTTATCCTACAGAAATTACTGATGAGGTCAGATTAAACTTTGCATTCTTTTTGTCAACCACATACACATCTGTATATGCATTGGCAACAAGCATTGAGTTTCAAAACGCTGTAGGTACTGCAGCTAACATACAACCGGTGTCAACAGCTTGTACAGGTACAACATTTACCGATTCATTTAACTGTGCTATTCCTAATAACTTAAACGCTTTTACTAAAAACGGAAGTGGTATAAGTGCAGTAGGTCAGCCCGTTGCAATTATAACAAGCCCTGCAAGTTCTGTGATTGGATTGCAGTTTCCGGCAATGAGATATGCTAACAGTGCATCTCAAACAATATATGAATATTATAGTGTTACAATAGCTGAGGCTACATTTCAAGAAATAGCTAACCCTCAAAGTTTACATAGTAATCGTGATTATGAGATTGGTATAGTTTATATGGATGAGTTTAACAGAGCAACAACTGCACTTGTTAGCCCTAATAATACAGAACACGTACCTTGTGGATTGTCTGCATTTAAAAATTCTATTCAAGTAACAATACCACCAACTCAACATCCTCCGGCTTGGGCAACAAGATACAAGTTTGTTATTAAGCCTGACGAAGAAAATTACGAAACAATTTATGTAAGTATATTTTTTCAGGACCCATTAACAAACAATGCTTACTTCTTGCTTGAAGGCGAGAATGCACGCAAAATTGAGGTGGGAGATAGATTGATTGTTAAAGCTGATTCTAATGGAGCAACCACATCTTGTGTGTATGCAACTGTTCTTGAGAAACAATCTCAAGCATCAAATTTTATTGAGATTAAAAGCGAGTTAGACCCAACGGTATTGATACCAATTCCTGCAGGCGTATATATGAAGATTAATCCAAATAGTTTTAATATTATTCAGGATGAGTTAGCTATTATTGCTCCGGGAAAAGTTACTGTTACAGCACCAAGGGGTTCAGGTCCGGCTCCTATTTTATACTATCCAATGAACCGCTATGACACCGCTACATCTGCTTGGGTTGATTATAGTGTTCCCGCAGGTAGTAGGATTGTATTAAGTTTTAAGCAAACAAGAGGTGGTGTTGGAGATAGTTGTGAGGAAAGAAGAAGTATGTTAGAAAAAACGCTTATTGCTTCCAATGATTACGATAATATGTATGATTGGTGGATAGGAGATGATGTTGAGCAATTTTTAAATGATGGTTCAAGATATGCAGGAGCAGGACAATGTGTGCCTGATAATAAGTTTATTGCCGGTATTACAAATACTTCAGGAGATATATTAACTGATTTATGTTTTAATTATTATAAATTTTATAGAAATATATCTACCAATCAATTACAACTAATGGTAACGGGAACATTCCCTTGTACCGGTATTGGTTATCCAAATTCTCGTGCATCTAATGTAGAAACTAATATTACTGTGTTCCGCTCGGATAAAACAGTCATATTTGAAACACAACCAAGTGATGCATTGCCTGATGTATTTTTTGAAAATGAAATGTCATTCCCAATTATAGATGGAAATCATATGGGTAATCTTCAAGACCAAGATATTACATTAGGAATAGCTGCAATTGTTGATACTAAATTTTTTAACTGCTTTGCTTTTGGAAACGGAGCAGAAAGTTATAAGATTCGTGACTCAATTATTGGTGGGTCATTTAATTTTGGAAACAGAGTTACAAGCGTATCTGCTCAAGACTATAAAGAGTCAGATAGATTATCTGACATTACATATAGTGGCATTTATAATGCTGAGTCAAACGTAAATAAACTAAATGAATTTAATTTAGGTTTACTAAACTATAAACACTTAGAGACTTCTTTTGGAGAAATCTTTATGATGGACGGAAGACAAACTGACGTTCTTGCATTACAAGAAGACAAAATTTCTTATGTATTAGCAGGCAAAAACTTGCTATCTGATTCAACAGGAGGAGGAGCCGTTACATCAGTACCCGAGGTATTAGGTACGCAAATTGCTCGTACTGAGAAGTATGGTATTAGTTTTAATCCTGAGAGTTATGTTCAGTGGGGGTATGATAGATATTTTACAGATGTAAAGCGTGGTGTTGTTATACAACTCCGTGGTAACTCATATTCTAATGATGAACTCAAAGTTATTTCAGAAATGAATATGAGAACTTGGTTTAGAGATAACTTCAATGAAACTTTTAATACTCAAAAACTTGGAGGCTTTGACCCGTATATGAATGAGTATGTATTGTCAAGCAATACAAGAGACCTTCCATATAATCCAACTTGTTTAGGATGTGGCATTTCTCAAGCATTTACTTTAAGTACATTGGCAGAAGAAACTAAAACAATTGTGTATTGTGTTGATTTAGGTCCTACAGTTGGATTAACTGATATTGATTATAACTTAACAACAATTACTGCCGGTTCTCAATTTGAAATAGCAATTGATTACGATGGTACAACTGACACTACAGGATGGATAAATACTAACGGAACATTAACTTTTGATAAAAATAATATATCAGTAGAAATTGTAACAATTACTATCAATTACACAGGTGATATGGTATTAAATGTACTTGCTAATTGTTGTCAAGCTGCTACATTAACTATTGTTCAAGTAGTGCTTACAAATGATTATGATTCAGGAGATACCATACATACTCAATATAGATATGTAGATGGAGCATTTGTTTCTCCATTACAATCAAGCCTTGTAACATTCTCATCAGGAATAGATAATCCACTTGTATCAAGATATAACGTAACTACAAACTATGTTGGAACAGGAGCATTTCCTCCTGCGGGAAGTACAATGACATTAATTTCAAATCAATTTGCTACTGATACATTTGTATTTAACCCTGCAACTGATGATTTTAAATATCTTGTTTCAGCAACTTTATATGGCAATAATACTACTGATATAAATATATTATTAGGATTAGCTACAACAGCAACTCCTAATCAAGGTGGTGGAACAAATAATTTTGCAGATTTTACTGTACCTGCATTAAATACATATTTGTATTTAATTTGGGATTTTAGAGCATCTATTGCATCTACTTTATGCTATTCAGATGTGAGTGCAACGGATGCTTGTTGTGGATGTGGAACACCAATACCTGAGTCTTACAATTGTATTTCAGGGACTTGCGTAGACCCGGGTGACGGAACAGGAACATATCCATCTTTGGCTGCTTGTGAGTCATCTTGCTCAGCACCTACAACAGTTCAATTAGATTGGAACGTAGGAAACCAATCAGGCGGTGCATTAACAGTATTTAATAACGTTGGGTCTCAATTACTTAATATTACTTCTACTGCAGGTAGTGTTCAATCAGGAACAATATATCCATTATTAACTGAGTTACCTTATACCATTCGTGGAGAGTGGGTGTCAGGTTCAGGAAATATTATACATTTTAACTTATGTGATGTATTAGATGGTGGAACAATATATACAAGTGCAGCAATTACTATTGTGGAAGAATATGAAGATTATTTAGTAAATCCAACTCCATTATATGCTCTTGTAAATTTAAGAGCACAAAATGTAGCACCTCCAACCTGTCCCGTATAATTAAATTAAAATATAACAAATGGCAACAAGTTCATCATATTATCTAAATGCACCTTCTCTTGGGTCAGCAACTGCTATATTTACAGATGAAGCATTAACTACTTGTGCTCCTAATGGATTTTATTCTAATGGAAGTATAGTTAGAGAGCAGGTAGAGTGTAATCTTTTGCCTCAACAAACTTGCCCATCTTGTGCGACTCCTTGTGGAACAAGTATATCAGCAAGTGGAGAACAAGGCGTTTATTTGCTTGATTTAGGGACAGGGACTGATGTTGGTGCAGTTATAGTTAGATTTGACCCATATAGCGTCCCTGATGGCATTAGAGCCATACTCGGAAGCACTACTTATAATAAATTGACTTCTTCTGTAGATGGTTTACACCAAAGTAGTACTTCAGGGCATTTTACTTACGTTGGTCAAATAAGTGCTGATTGCGGAATATCAGGAACAACTTATCCGACATTAACAGAATTTAGTTATGATGGAACATCTTTTGTTGCAACAGGTGATACCCAAAGTATTACTGTATCTGCAGGAGATGTTTCCTTAGGAGCAACTGCTCCGGGGAATTGTTTAATGGTTATCCCAAAACTTACAGCATCTCCGTCTGTTATTAATTTTGAGGTGGTTGGACCTTGTTCCGGAACGGCTTGGGCAATATCTGTTGATTGTCCTGTAATGCTTACAGGATTTAGTTCAAGTGTTAATGCTGTATCTTCAATTGCTGCGTGTGCTTTGTTTGAAACTGTTACTTATTACAATGCATCATTAGCAAGTACTCCGGGAACAGTTGGGTTATATGACTTTGTATATGCTGATGCTTATGGCTCAACGCCATTAAGTGCAGGGTATTATAAAGCTACGGGGTCAATTACAGGCAGCAATGATTGGTTTCAAGTAAGTTCAGCAGGAGTAGTTGTAGCTTTAGGAGTTTGTGCAACACCTCCAACAACGGCTTCTTTGGCTTGGTCTTATAGCGAAACAGGTGGTTCAGTAGGTTCAATGGATTTGTATGTTAATGGTTCTATTGTTGAAAGCAGAAGTTCTACCGCAAATGGTACATATGCAGTTTCGTTAGGAGATACCATTAATGTTGAAGTTACAGCAAGTGCGTGTGCCGGAGTAGATATTAAAGCTAATGCATATTGTGCAGGAATAATAGTAGATGCATCTTGTGCTAACGTCTCTACTTCATTATTTACTTCAGTATATACCGTAGTTAGTGGAGATTTAGGAACAACATTACATTTAGATACATTCTCACATTGCGATAGCGGATGTGTGTAAAATAAATAATTATGCCAAATAATACATTAACATATAGTGATATGGTCGGAGGATGGGTATCCTTCTACTCTTTTTACCCTGATTGGATGTTAGGAATGAATAACTATTTCTATACATTTAAAGGAGGCGACCTGTATCGACATAACGTAAACTCTGAAAGAAATACGTTTTATAAACCTTGGTTTACCAAAATAGGCAATCCGGGAGGAGCGTTTACTCCTACTACCTTACAAAGTGTATTTAATACAGCACCTCTTGAGAATAAATTATTCAAGACAATTAACCTGCAAGGAGATGCTAAGTGGGGTGTTGCATTAGAAACCGACCTGCAATACTCAGGATTTATACAAGAGGCTTGGTTTGAGAAGAAAGAAGCAGCTTATTTTGCTTTTGTGCGTAATAATTCAGTGGGACAGCTTGCTCTTAGAAGTGTCAATGGTATAGGCAAAAGCTATCAAGTAACAGGTGGTAATATCATTAAATTTGTTATTGGAGTTGCTATAGGCAACATTATTAGCATTGGAGACTATTTATATTTTTCCGTATCTCCTTATACCACTCCTATATTGTGTGGAAAAGTGACAGCCATTACAGTAGATTTACCTAATGGGACAAACCAATTAACTATAGATACAACCATACCGGGAACAACTGTTATTCCTATTCAAGATGCGTTTTTCTTATATATTAAAAATTCAGTTGCTGAGTCTCACGGAGTCTTAGGACATTATTGTACTTTTAGTATAGAAAACACGTCTAATAGTAAAATAGAATTGTTTGCGGTACAGTCAGACGTTATGAAAAGTTTTCCTTAAATTTAATATCTTTGTAAGAATATGGAATTATATATACGAGAACTGAACGAAACCGATTACGATGATATTCTCGTAGGATGGTGGAAGCAGTGGGGATGGGAACCTCCTCAAAGAGATTTTCTTCCTCGTGATGGTAGAGGTGGTATAATCATTTATGATGATAAAACGCCTATATGTGCCGGGTTTATGTATATGACTAATTCTAAGGTAGCTTGGGTAGATTGGATAATATCAAACAAGGAATATACCAAGAAACCACAAAGAAAAGACGCCATTAAGTTATTGGTGTCAGCATTGACTGATATATGCAAAACGGCAGGCAATAAATATGTTTACGCATTAATTAAAAACGGAAACCTTATGGACACTTATGAGCAACTTGGTTATATCAAAGGTGATTCTTATACAGGTGAAATGATAAAAGTATTATAATATGGCAGCATTTACAACTATCGCAGCAGGAATAGGATTGGCAGCAACCGCAGCCTCTACTACTATGTCTTTTGTACAAGCAGGCAAACAAAAAAGTGCACAGCGTCAAGCTGAGCGTGATGCTGATGAAGCTATGCAAGCAGCACGTAAAAAGTTAGAGACAAATTTTTATGCTCAACAAGGTATCAAAAAAGAACCTTACGAGTTAGAAAGAGAAGCATTACTTTCTCAAGGTGCTCAGGCTATTCAAGCAGGTGTAGAAAGCGAAAGAGGAGCGGCAGCAACAGCAGGTCGTGTTCAATTAGCACAACAAGAAGGACAAGCAGGAATTAGAAGTGCAATGGGTCAAGAAATGACTGCATTAGAAAATAAACAATTAAATGAACAAAGTCGTCTTCGTGATATTGGTGTTCAATTAGATTTAGGAGAAGTATCAGGTGCTCAATTGGCTGCGGCAAATGCAGCAGAATTAGGGGCTCAAGCTACTCAACAAGGATTCCAAGGTGTTACAAGTATGGCAAGTCAACTTGCAAGTTTTGCTCCATTGTATGAGAAGTCTGCCGGTGCTCGTCAATTTAATAGAATTGAAGGTATGGCAACAAGACAAGATGGACTAACTCCTGAACAAACTCAAGCAAAAATTGCAGGATTAGGAACGGTTGGAGGAACAGACTTTAGTAAGGTTGGCAGTATGAATAGAATGCAATACCAAGATTTTATGGGTAAGCAGAATCCTGATACACTTAGAATGTTAAGACAACAAGGTCTTGATATGTATGGGTTTAATCCTTTTAAAACATCGACTTACAAAAGTATTTTTTAGTAGAAAATTAAAACATTTAGTTGATGGCAACATATTATAATTACGCAGAACGGAACGCAAATAGCCAAGTCAATTGGGCTGAAGTCGGTAAAGGCATATCTGATATGCTTAAAGACGAAGTAAAGATTCGTGAAGAAAAGAAAAGTGCAATTGATAAGGCAACTCGAGAGTTTCAACAAACTTTAGATAATGCTCCTCAAGGGCAATTCCAAGATGCCAATAAGTTTACCAACGACTATGCTCACTCTATGATGGAGCAACAAATGATTGACAATAGACTATTGAAGTCAGGTCAAATGAAATTGCAAGACTTTACTTATAGAAGACAAAACTATGTAGATGGAACAAGCACATTATTTGATTTACAGAAGTTGTATCAAGACAACTATAAGTCAAAGATGGAAGGTGTTCAAAGCGGAGAGTTTCAACCATTGACAAGTGCTAATATGGCTTCAGTTGAAGGCTTTGCTGATTTCTCAAAATCAAAAGCAATAATAGACCCTGCAACAGGAGTTGTTAATGTTGGTATAATGAAACCAAATGCACAGACAGGTGTGATGGAATTAACTAATGATGTGGCTCCGGTTAATGTTATTAAAGGAAAGATATTAGCAAACATCCCTGCTTATAAGGTTGATGATGCAATGAACAGTACAGTTAAAAATTTTGGAGACAGAATTGAATCATTATATGATATTGCAACTAAAACAAAAGCAGGCACTATTACTGAATTAGTTGGTATAGGTGCATTAGAAGCATCTAAAAATCCTGCATTTAAAGATGAAATAAGTCAATTTAATAAAGCAATAGACCAAACAATTGATGGATATTTTGCAGACCCTTACCACGTATCTTCTGTATTAACAATGAATACAGGTAAGTATGATGCTACGTCATTTACATATGACAAGAATGATAAAGACCCTAATAAAATATTATTAAAGATTAATCAAACTACGGGTCTTCCTATTTTAGACGAGTCAGGTGCTAATTATAAAGCCCAAGAAAAGGAAGCGAGAGATTGGGTACGCAGTACATTGTTGGCTAAGATTGATTCTAAGAAAACTATTAAAGAAACAGGAACAATTCCTTATGGTCCTCAACCACAACAATGGCAGTATCAAGCAGGTCAAGATAAGAAGAATGAATTGGCGGCAGCAGGTGCTTGGAACCAATTATATACAGGTAAGACAGCGGCTGAAAAACAAGCAGCAGCCGATATATTATTGGGTACTCCTCAAGCACAAGCACAAGGATTACTTGGAATTGATTTAAGTACTCCGGGTGCTGTTAAACTTTCTTATGCAGACCCTAAAAAGAATAGAGATATTGCAATATGGGATGCAAATAAAAAACCAATTAGTTTATATGACTTTGCAGGTAAAGGGGTTGAACTTCACGGTGTAGTAGATAGAGCACAAGCTGTAAAAGCAGGTGGGGGTGGTACCGGATATGGGGCATTGACAGATGCTGATTGGAAGACAGTTAAATCTTCAAGACAAGGTGGAGGTGGAGTTGCTCCTGTAGTAGAAATACAGCCTGAATTATTTAGCATAAGTTCAGGACCATCAAGTCAATCATTGCAAAATCTTTTAGGTCCTACTTTTACAGTTACAGATGAAGGCAATTGGTTTACAAACGATGTTAAAGTTGTTGCACCTAATGGGAAATCATTTTCTTATAATGCAAACTTGAAAAAAGATGAAGCTGCTATAAAAAAACAAGAACTTGAAAAATTCATAAAAGATAATGGTGCTCCTGTAAATAATACAGGTGGTGGTGGTATTAATTACGGTCAAAAATAAAAAAATTGAAAAATGGACGAACAAGTAATTGATGACTTATATAATAGAGCAGTCTCAAAAGGTTATACAAAAAGTAAAGGAGAGTTTGTTCAGTTGCTTCATAACGATAATGAAGTCTTTAACGATATGTATTCATACGTAAAAGAAAAAGGTTACCAAAAAACACCTGATGATTTTTCAGCTTTAATTGGTAAAAAAAAAGTCGGTACGGAATCTCCTTCGGCAAATGGTTCTTTGGCTTCACAAAAGAAAGCTGAAGAAGTAGGTTTTATTGGAAATTTAGCTTCTTCTATTGATAAAGGTATTTTAATCCAAGGTATTGGAGAACCAATAAAAGCATTAGGTACACTTTTTCAAGGAGCAACTAAAGCTGTTATAGGCGGAGACGGCAAAGGTTTTATTAGTGATGCTTTAATTAATTTTGGAAATTCTTATAATAAAGCAATTAATGACCTTACTCCTCAAGATGAAGAATTTAAAAACACTTTAACTGACCAATTTGGTCAAGCCTTTGGTCAAGTAGCAGGTATGTTTGCTACAGGAGGTGCATCTAAAGCAATAAGTGCAGCAGGAAAAACAGCAACTGCATTAGAAATGGCAGAGTTGGCTTCTCAAGCTGCTCCAAAAGCAACAAGTGCAGTATCAGCAGCATTAAAAACAGCGGGGCACGAATTAGTTGCACCGGCTTCTGTTAGTGCAGGTCTTGCTATGGGTCAGTCCGAATTTGAAAGAGCAAAGGAAGCAGGTGCTACAGATGACCAAGCATTCAATGTATTTTTAAAAAATGCTTCTGTTGGTTCTGTTTTAGAGACTATACCTGTTATGGGATTTTTAAAACGATTTGAAAAAGCATCTGTAGGTGGCGTTACAAATTATTTAAAAACAAAAGCAGTTGGCGGTCTTGTAGGTGGTACAGAAGAAATGACTACAGAGATAATGCAACAATTATATGCTAATCAGACAGCAAAAGATATATACAACGTAAATCAAAATTTGTTTGAAGGAGTAGCTGCTTCGGGTGGTGTAGGTTTTGGCGTAGGTTTTTTACTTAATGCAATGGGTGCTAATGCCAAGATACTTAGAAAAGAAGGCAAGAAGGCAGAGGCTGATATGGTAGAAAAACAAGTTCAAGAATTTGAAACTCAAATAAAAAATGGAGGTCCATCTTCTTATAAATTAAATGGAATTACATTGCATCCTGATGTTGCAGTTCCACTTATAGAAAAAATGGATGGGGCTGACTTATCAAAAGCTAACTTAGAAATAGTAAATAATCCTCAACTAAAACTTCAAGTACAAGACAGGATTGTTACTCATTCAATTAAAGAGCAAGTAAGACAAGGTAATCCTGATTTAAACGAACCAAGTTTAAATGCCATTACTGATTTAGAATTACAATTAAGAAAGTTAGAAGGTAATACCACTCAGACAGGAAAGGATAAAGCTGCTGCAATTAGAACTCAAATTAAAGGTATTCAAGAGAACCAATTGCAAGAAGAAGCTGTAGCTACAACTGTAGAAGCGGAGGCTCCTGAGATTACTCAAGAAAGAACAAGAAGGATTGGAGAATTACAAGGATTATTATCTCCTGAAAATACTGTTGCCATAAAAGAATCAGAGAAATTAAAATTACAAACTGAATTAGAAACTTTAAAAATTGAACAAGATGCCATTCAAAAACAAAGCACAAATGAAGGCTTGCTACGCAGCCAAGGACCCCAATTGGGATTGCAAGAAGTGGTCCAAGGAAACCAAGGACCTGAAGTCGTTACCACAGGGACCAAAGAAATCATTACTGAGAAGCCGAGGCAAGAAATAATAAAAGCAAAATTTGAAGGACCAATAACTCAAGAATCATTAGAAACAATTCCTGAAAAGGATATTTCTGATGTTACTAAAAAAATAAATAATGGTCAAGCAGTATTAAATATCGATGCATTTCCTGCTACAGAACTTGGAACAGATAATAAAATTACAAACAACCAAAATGTATATTTATTACATTCTCAAGGAAAAGAAATTGGACTTTTAACTGTTAATAAAGAAACACTTGGAAATAGGGATGAAAGTTCAATAGCAGGTGTTGTATTGCATCCTGATGTGAAAGGGAAAGGTATTGGTAAAGAAATGTACCGATATGTAAATAATGATTTAATTCAAAATGGAAAGCAACCATTAAAATCAGATTACGATATAACTCCTGATGCAATTAATGTATGGAAGAGTTTGGTTAAATCAGGAGAAGCAACTCAAGTTGGAATCTCTGAAGAAAATGGTGTTCCTTTATTTCAAATGAACAAACCTTCTGCTGAGGCAGTGTCTTCAAAGACACAAGCACCTAAGTTTGTTAGAGACATCTCTGCTCTTATTACTCCGGCTACAGTGCGTGGGTTCAGTCCACTTACTGAAAGGATTAAAAAGTTGTCATTGAACTATGACAAACTTGTTAAGCAATACGCTAAAAAGAAAGACCCTAAGGTTCTTGCTAAGATAAAGACTGCAGAGACTCAAATATTAAACGATGCTAAGCAAGAGATTATTGATGCAGTTGCACAAGTTGATGGTGTAGCTGTTCAGTTTAAAGATACAAAACGTGGTTTATGGGATAAGAAGTTTGAACCATCGTTTAATATGACATTGTCAGTTAGTCCACAAGCGGATACTAAAAAGGTAAGCGATTTATTATTTGACTTTGCAGAGAAGTATTCTCAAGATGCATTTATATTAGAATCTGACTCAGAATTTGAAGAAGATGTATTTAGTGATAAGAGAGAAATGCCTCTTACTGAATTTGATGAAAATAATTTAATGCATTATCCGCAAATTATTTATACATTTGCTGAACCAATAACTGACGAACAAGTAGCAGACCTATCTGTAGCGTTAGAAAATGAGGGTGTTGATGCATTTAATATCAATAATAATGAACTTCAAGTATCGGTAATTAAATTTCTTTCAGAAGACGAACAAAATAATTTAACCAATGATGAACAATATGAAGAACGTACAAGAGACCTCGACTCAAAAGCAATCGCAACCGCAAAAGCCACGTCTGACGTACTCGGAAGCGATGGGAAGGGTACAAGCAGCATTCGCATCAAAAAATCTTCTTACCAAGGAGCAACCAATGAAGGAACTGCAGACCAAACAAGACAATTCAATAGGAGTGACGTTCTTAAAACGTTCCAAGAGTCAACCACAAAAGTAGAAAAACTTGCAGTTGAACTTGCTGAATTACGCCAAAAAGAAATAGACTTACAAAAGGAAGGCAAGAAGTTATCTCCTGAAGACCAAACTCGATTTAACGAGTTAGTTAAAAAAGTACAGCCCGTTGTACAACGTACATTTGAGGCAAATAAAAAACTTTACGAAGACGCTAAGACTGAGGTAGAAGGTATTGCAGAAGATGCTATCTCTCAAGTTGACGCATCTATCTCTCCATTCCCAATCAAACGTGCCGAACGTGCATCTGTTAAAGCTATCAGATGGTATAATGCATTCACCGAAAAACTTGGTGATGGCTCACGTGTAAACATCGTAGTGGATACTGACGCTAATGCTGATAAAGTATTTAAAATCATTGATGAAAAATATCCGGGTGATACAGAGGTAAGAAGAATTACCGAGACCACAGAGTTAGGTTATCCAAAAAGACTTATTGAAATCCGTACATCTAATGGTACGATTGCAGAGATTCAAGTAATTACCAATGAAGCATATTTAGCTAAAGATGGTTTAAAAGGATTTACCGGAGACGAGAAACAAAAAGCTACAGCTAAACAAAAATTAGATGAAGTACGTGCTCGTCTTGGATGGAATATTCCTGATGGGCTTGGTCATTATTTCTACGAGATTCAAAGAGATACCAATGTAGATGAGACTTTAAGAGATGAGGCTTCAAGATTAAGCGATTTATACTATGATGCATTTACTAATCCAAAGTCTACACTTGCTGAATCATTTATGAAAGATGTGCAAGCATTTAAAAATAATGTAGATGCTGCTGATAAGTCAGAGTGGGATACAGGTAATACCGGAAAGGCTCCTCAATCTTTAATTGATTATAAGTCAACTACTGCTCCTGTAACCACAGAAATAGAAGTAGAACAGTTCCAACCTATTACTGCAAGTGATGTTAAGACCGATGGTTTTACAAGAGATAATGCATTGACTTATGAGGAAGATGAAAGAGAATCTGATAGTGGAAGAATGACTACTTATTTATCATCAATAACCGTAGAAGCAACAAACGCTGACGGAGATGCTATTGGTACTATAACCAAAATAACTGATGAAGACAAAATATTCTCATTTAATATAGAAGATATTGATGGCAATGAGTTTGAAGGGTTTGATACATTAGGTGAAGCTAAAAAAGCACTTGCTGATAAGGATAATAAGATTAAAGAAAAAGAATTTAATAAAGAAGCTAAAAAACAAGCTAAGGTTGCAGAAAAAATAGCAGAAAAAGCCGCTAAAAAAGAAGCTAAAAAAATTGCAGCAACAGTAGAAGACTTGCTTGCATTGGACCCTCAAGATAATACTACATTAAAGAAAATATCAAATAGCCTTGACCAAGTTATTAAAGACATCAACAAGTTTGAAAAAGAAAACCTTGGTGTGAACATAGCTTTGCCTGTAATGAAAACCATCATTAAGGCAATTAAGGTTTTAGTAGATGCAGGTGTGTCATTACAAGAAGCTATTAAAAGAGTATCTGCAGACAATAATGTTAACCAAAAAGATGTGGTTGAAGGGATGAATGCTATATCTCAGATTGCTCCTATTCAAAAAGAATACGATACTTTGATGGGTAAGGTTGATGATTTAATTACTCGTCAAAAATCAAGAAATATTGAAGACGCTAAGATTGTAAGAAATGTAGATACGTATATCCGCAACTCAGAGGCTTACGATAACGCCAATGATGCTCAGAAGAAGATTATGGAGCGTGAGGGTAGAAATAAAATGCAGGCTCCAATAAGACGTGCTGTCTCAATGGGTCGTGTATTAGGTGCTTTAAAAGACATTACCAATATCTCAAGACAAGAAAAGTTACAAGTCATCAAGCAGATAAGAGACTTGTCAAGAAATGCTGCCCAAGATTTGGCTAATGAAATTAAAGAGTTGGCTAAATCCGGAAAGATTACAGTTAACCAAGCTGCCAACGTTGTAGCAAGATTTGGTAAAGTAAATATGCTAAACGAGGTTTCAGTATCAAACTTTGTAGATTATATGTCTAAAGTTTTTGCTAATGCTGAATATGCAGGTAAAATTCAAGAAGCTAAAAACAAATTAAAAACTGCAAAAAGCAACATTGCTACAAAGATTGGCATTGCCGATGGTTTAAACTTATCATTACAGAGACTATTCTCTATTAACCCAACACTTATTCCTGACGTTTCTTTTGATAGATATTTAGAGTTGGTTAATATGTTTGGCGAAAGAAAAGCGGTACTTACTCTTGAAGAAAAGTCAACTGTAACTAAAGATGTTGACTCAATCCTTAAGGGGATAGACGAGGAGCAATCAGTAGCAAATGAGTTAGCTGACAGATTTAATGAGTTTGAAGGAAAAGTATTTGATGATGAAGGGAATTTAAAATACGCTGAGACCATTGATAAAATGGTTGAAGAAAAGGTTATTGATGAAAAAGAAGCAGAGATTATGCGTAAGTATAAGTCTGACATTGCTCCTCAAGTAGGTAAAGCAAAAATGACTGAGCAAGAAATTGCAGAAGAAAAGGCAGAGTTATTGCAAGTATTAGATAAAACAAAAGTTGAAACCAATGGCTTACCAACTAAAGACGAGCGTGCATTAGCTAATCGTTTAAAGGATTTAGCATCTACAAGTGCTGTTCAAAAATTAAGCAATACTGATTTAAAAAACTTATTAAAAGTTCTTGACAATATTGATAATAACTATCTTCCTCACTACGCACAGTTAATGGTAGAGAAATTAAGTGCTATCAATAATGCAAAGAGTTTAACTGCTGCAATTAAAAAAGCTGTTATTGCTCCGTTCTCAGGTCTTTATTCAAGAGTAAAATCTTTGCTTACAAAAAGAGGAGCAATAGAAGAAATGATAAGAAGAAACCCACTGTTTAATATAGACCAATTATTTGGAGACTATAAGACAAAGGATATATTCAATGCTGTTTTAAATAAAGCTGCTGAAGGTGAAGCTAACTTTAAAGCTGAACTTAAAAAAGTTCAGAACATATTAGAGAAGGCTGAGGAAAAAGTTGCTAAGTCATTTAAACTTGACCCAAACAAAACGTTGATGTCTAAGTTCAAGATGATGACATATATGGTTCAACTTGAGAATGATTCTAACCAAGGAAGCAAGCAAGTTAATCCGGCTGCTGAGTATTTAAAAGCTACCATCAAACACATTGATGAGGGTAAATCTGCTTTTGGAGAGCGTGACGCAACTATGTTACAAGATATTCTTGATAACTATACAAACACAGAAGGTGGCATTGATAATGAAAAATTATATAATTCATTTAATCAAGCAGAAAAAGATGCCATTAAAGACATTCGTAGCGTAAACGAATCACTTAGAGAAAAGGCTGAGTACACTGCAGCAATCATTCGTGGAGATAGGATTAATCCTCTTACTAACTATGTACACTTGAATGTACTTCAAGAGAATCAGCCAAACGATTTGACTGCAGGGTCTTCATTTATTACAGAGTACAATAATTCAATGAGACCATCTACAAAAGCTAAGTCTTTGATAGCAAGAACGGGTAAGGTTAACCCATTGAATTTTGACATTTTTGCAAGTGCTCAGCGTGGTGCTAAGTTTGTCTTAATGGATTATAATTTAACTGAGCCTATTCGTACTGCTCGTAAAACTATCAATCAAACTATAGCAAACTTTGAAGAGGAAGGAAGAATACCTAAAGAGAAAAGACAAATAATTAATGCAATAAATTCTGCATTAGAAGAAACTACAGAGAATCTATTAACTAATTCTTTTGTAACCACTTCAATAGCTGATGAGGTTGTTGATTATATTAATAAACAAGGTTATCGTGCTGTTCTTGCCGGTACATCAAGGTTTGTTGCGGAATTAAGTTCAAATATTGGTTTTGGTGTTATTTCAGACCCTAAAGCATTTATGGCAGGTGTAGAAAATAGAGGTATTATTATGTCTGCTGACGCTCCTGCTATTATGGAGAATGTAGGTAGCAAGCAAACAAGTAGAATATTTCCTACAGATACATTATCAGGAAAGTTAATTGATACCAATATACTTCAACAAGCAAGTGGTATCAAAGGTGCTAAATCAAAGAATCCTGTTGCCAATAAAATTCAACAAATTTGGAACTTATCAGGAAAAAAATATGCCAATTCAGTTGAGTTGATAGCTGACGCTTTAATATCTACTCCGGATAAATTAATTATGCGTCCAATGTGGTTTGGTTCATTTGCTAATGAGTTTAAAAAAATTACGGGTGAAAATGTAAATTTTGAAAAGATTGCAGCCAATGATGAAAAGTATATGGAGCAATATAAGGAAGCCATTGAGAAAGCAAAAACTAATGCTGATGAAAAGTCTGTAATGGTTGGTGCTACTGATAATCCATTTATGGGAATCCTTAAAGGTTCTGTTAAACCTAATCAAAGTGCATCACTTAGAGCGTTCAATAACTTCAATAACTTTATGACTAAGTTTTTGATTTTTGAATATGTAACTGCTCGTACAGGAATTAACGCAGCAATGGGTAATGGTTCTTTAACTAAAAAGCAAGGTGTTGCTGTACTTGGTGCAGTAACTACAAGAATGATTACATATACACTTATTACTCAAATGTTGGGTACAGGTCTTATGGGATTGTTCTTTGATGACCAAGAACCGGAAGATGAAAAGTCATTTATGCAAAAACTTGGGCAACAAATTGCATCTGCTTTTACTTCATTGGTATTTGGAAGAGACTTTGGTAATGCCACTAAATCAATAGTAAACTATGGTTTAGAAAAAGTTAATGATAAATATCTTGATTTCTTAAGAGAAGGAGATTACGACCCTTATAAAGATGCCATTCAATATTCTATTGTTCCACCTGAAAAGAAAGGGAAGCAAACAAACTTGTCTGATTTCTTGTTAAATATGGGTGGTGCATTTGGTCCTGCATTAAAAACTGCAGATTTCATTACACGTAAAGCATTAGAACCTGAAAAGAAAAAAGCGGAGGCTATTGCAAGACAAGAGAAAGAGATTAATGTTCGTATCCCATTAGAGGTATTAGGTAACGCAGGATTAATTCCTTTATATAAAGATGTTCGCAAAGCTGTGATGAAAGAAATATACAATGGTCTTGAGCAAGCAGATAAGAATGCCGAAGATAAGAAAAGAGTTAAGTTAGAGAAGTTACAAGGATACGAGAATGAATCTGATATGAAACGCTATGACCCTGAACTTTGGGATAAAACATACGGTCCGGATGCTCCTGATTATAATGCAGAACAAGCAAAGAAGGCTATTAAGAAAGCAAAAGATAGTTTGCAAAGAGCAATGAAAGATGAGATGTATGACTATACGCCTAAGTCTAAAGGAGGATTTGGTTCAGCAGGATTTGGGGGAACAAAAGGAAAAAGTAAAGGAGGATTTGGAACAAGTAAATTTGGTAAATAAAATAATATGAAAGCAACTTCTAAGATGATTAAGAGAGCCGATGGCTCTTATTCAAAGCGTGGTCTTTGGGATAACATTCGTGCTAACGCAGGTAGTGGAAAGAAACCTACTGCTGCAATGCTTAAGCAAGAAAAGATTATAAAGAAAAAAGAAGCTAAACGTACCTAATATATTTTAATTCTTTCTGCTTATCATAGTAGACCATCATCTCGGCATCGCTAACTGCACCGTCACGGGGAGGGCGACCTCCCCATTTAATATCTCCGTATAGTTTATTGGCTTTACCATAGATTATACCATCTTCGCACGCCCATATAAGTACAGGTGTTATACGCTTATCAATTAACTTTACTAATTTTTTTGCTGATATAGGCAGCGGATACGCTGCACGCATAGTTCTGATACGACCTTTAACTTCTGCGTAGGCTATTAGACTCTTGTCTTTATCAAAAACTTTGTAGTCTATATCGTGTGGGTCTAACTTTTTAAACGAACCACCAAAGATGCTAACGAATAGTTCAATTGCTTTTTTCTCCCTGATTAAGTCCGTCTCTGTTTCAAAAGTCGTCATCTTCCAATGATTTTAATATTAGTCGCAGGTCTACAACAAGATTTCTTATGTCACGTTCTGCGGGGACGAAGTCCCTGTCCACGAGATTCTCGTAGATATTTGCTAACAGTAGGTGCTGTTCGTTTATTCTAAAAGCGATACGCTCGGCTCGAGCGTTCTCTATGTTTTTGTCCATACTTGGATTCGCATAAGCGGTTTAACAAAATTAGTTTTTTTAACGAATATCTGCATCAATTTCAGGTACGATAATTAATTCATAGCGACTTACCCCATTTGGCTTTATCTCGGAGTTCCATATTCTTAGTATTTTTCTCCTTGCATAAACATCATTATATCTGTATTCTCTAATAACCCTTTCGTCTTTAAGTAATTGCATCACCCCCCTTGTTCTGTACCAATCCTTTGCTTTTTTCATTTGATTTGATTTTTTCTTCTCTAAACACTTCCACCTTTACTCCGTGGTTTTGAAGTTCTTTTAACCGGTACTCTTGAAGTTTAGACAGCTTACCATTGGTTGCCTTGACCTCGATAAATATAACGTCACTGTTTCTTGGTATGGCAAGCAAGTCCGGTATCCCATTCTTGTTGGTCATTGTAAGTTTGATGACGTAATATCCCTGAGCCTCTAACTCTTTAATCTTCTTTGATTGTATTTGTTGCTCTTTCAATTAGTGTTTTTTTGTTTGCTAATAACCAATCAATAAAGTCATTTTGATTGAGTGTTTCTAATGCTTTAAATATTTCTTCTATTGGCGTCATAAATAAAAATCTTGTTTAAAATGATTCACCGTGTAGTCTTTCTTCTTTGTGACAGCCTTGTAGATGTCGTGTTCAATACCGCCCTTCGAGAAAATCCAATATACTTGATTCTCGAGGCGTTCCTTTGTGGTCATCCGGTCTTTACTCTGCCAATAACTCGTAGCACTGAAGTCAATATTGTAGTAAACCAAATACTCAGCGTGCCTAAGACTGATTCCTTCACGTCCACTTACAATCTGTAATGCTATGTTTTTATTGGTGTCTTCAAAGACACTTAACTCAGCCGTTAAGTCATCGCCAAATACCTGCTTGAGTGCATTGTATTCTTCCTTGAACTTGTAGAAGATTCCAATCTTGCATCCCTTAAACTGCTCTTTGATAAACTCAGCCTTGCTTAAGTCAAGTATCATACTATTACCGCTCTCAAACTTTACAGTCCCGCTACACATTTGATGCACTTTCATCATTAACTTAACCGGAGTGTCTCCCAAAATTATTTCTTCTTTTCCTTCTATCACCAATTCCTTCTTTAATTTTTTTATCATTGCATAAGTTGATGGTTTCATCTCCACCTCCATCACCTCTTCTTTGGTCTCAGACATAAAGCCTGCCTCCTGCTGTGTGTAGTTAATGGTGTACGGCTCCATCTCTTTGAGGATGGTATCAAGTCCACCACTATAATCATTAACGAATAGTCCGTTAATCTTACGCTGTTTTATTTTAACATATATTTTACAAAAGCTATAAAAGTTTTGAAACTCTCTAAATGGATTTGAATAAATACCATACACTTGATGGTACATTTGCGAGTACGACTCAGGCGTTGGTGTCCCCGATAATAAAATAACTAATGGCTGACATCTTCTTAAAACTTCTCTTACCAATATACTTCTCTGACTTGGTTTAGGGAATGCTCCCATACTATGAGCCTCATCGCAAATAACCATATCCCACTTCTTATCGCTCATAACAAGGTGGAGGCTTTCATAATTGATGACAAATAGGGAGTAGGTTGGTTTTAACGCAATGTAGTCGGCTTCAATTGAACTAATTGCTTTCTTTTTAGTGATAAACAGCACATTCTTTATGCCACACAACTCTGCTATACCAAGACTTGTAAGTGTCTTGCCGGTACGAACTTCCATCGCAAGGTATAAAAACCTATATTTTGAAAGTATCTCATATCCTTTATGAATAATGTCAGCTTGATAGTCTCTGAACTGAAATTTATTTTTTTCCATCTCGTATAGGTTTTTATAATACTCGCAACTGTTGACAATTTTATTTATAATTTCTTTCTCTGTGTTGTACTTAAGAATTTCTCTTATCTCAATAGCTTTGCCTCGTCCTGACTTTACCGTTTTGGTTTGAAGCACAACCTTCTTTAGCATCTCGCAGTACTCCCACATCGCCTTGTTGCTATATCCTGAAGTACGTTCAATCATTTTCTTATTCTTTTTTCACAATGACCACAATACATTTTTCTTTTATACTTTTCAATTACAGGTTGAGGGCATTCGCAATCATTGTATATGCGTGTACCATCATCATTGTAGTTCAAGGCAATGTACTCCATCAGGTCTACGCAGTTCTCAAACATATCATACGACTGAAAGTAGTCCATCATCAACTGAATCAACTCAAGCGGTATCTCTTCCTCAGGTATGTGTGCAAACAAACTCACGTCTGACATTGCAATCTCTTCAAGTGTGTTGCGTTCTGTAAGTAGGTTAAATGAATTAATCATTCCCACGTGTATCATTTGTTCTTGTGTCATTTGTCTTGAGTTTGGTTATAAATGTATTTTGCATCTTCAAAACCTTTTTTCCATTCACTAAGCATCTGTTCTCTTTCTTTTTCAAGTAATTCTTGAGATTTATAGTAAATAGAAGATATTTGAGGGGAATTACTTACTATAAATTTATCATCAATAAATTCAATTAGTTCTTGTATTGCTGTTTTCATAGGTTATTTTTAAAAAGGTGCTTCTTCAAGTCCCTCAGGTTTACTTTTAATAATTATCCATCTACCTTGTTGGTCTCTATCCTCCTGTGGCATTACTCCTTCCTTGTAAATACCGTAAGCAATAAGCCATTTGTAGAACTTAGTTCTACTCACACTCATCCTACCTCTCGGTCCATAGTCAGGATACTCGTCAATGAAGTTAGAATATAATTCGTTTTTATAAAGTCTCGTATCCGCCTGTAACATAACCTCTCTGTTCTGATTCGTATCAACAAGTCCACACCACTCAATAAACTCGTGGCAAGTTTCTGCTGACAACTGACGAATCTTAAGGTTCACAAACTTACTCTTGACAAGTCCGGTCTTGATATAGTTCGTTAAACAACCAATCATATAATTGTCAAACTCACACCAATCCTCATCGTTCCAATCGCCAAACATCAACTTACCAAACTCATCAAGTGGCGTAAACTCTTTGGTATAATACTGATGCAACTCCAACTCCCACTTTCTTCTTGCGAATGAATTGCCGGCACCCTTAATCGCATAGTTCGTAGTGATGGCAATCTTCGGAGACCTGCTAAATGGTATCTTGATGGCGTCCTTGTTTTTCTTCTCAAGTGTTAACCCTTCAGTGACAACACTGAAGAGTCGCTCGAAGTCAAAATGCTTTCTCACATCATCAAAGCAAAGTATCTGCGTGTCTGCTGACACCAACTGATAAGCGAAGCTACGCTCGAAAGCAAATGACTTGCCATCAATCACAACTAATTTCTTCATCTTACTTAGTGCATTCATAAGAAGTCCCTTCCCTGTTCCGCCCTCAGGGTTGTCGCTGATAACCTCATCGTTTAAAATGATAGCCGGACAAAATGATAAGTTCTTATATCCGTGCATTAAAAATCCAAGCGTACTCTCCATTGACTTAACTCTCTGCTCATCTCCACCATTGATATTGCTAACAAACTTTTTAAAGTCACATCTCTCAGTAACACTGCATATGTTGAAGTTCCTGTCTATCACGTGGTCTTTCCACACGTATCCTCCCAAGTCCAAGTAGTCAAGTGTTATTACTCCATCCTTGCTAATCTTCACAGCACAATTCTTGTAGTACAAGTATGACGCATCTTTGGTATCAGCAATGAAGTAAATCTCAATCGTTGAAAGCAAAGACAGAAACTCTTCCTTGAAGAATCTCGTATTATCAGCGAAGTAATTGTAAACTCCAATGTCGTCTAACTCCAATAGGTGCGTAAGCACGAAGTCCTTAATCTCTTTCTCAGAAGTGTGGTCAATCAAATTGTTTGTAACCTTTACGAATATATAATTCTTTCCCCCCTCAGGGCAATACTTATAGAAGCCATTGTCTTCCAAGAACTGCTTGAACTGTACGTGCACAATCTTTATAACTCCTCTATCGTTTCTGTCCCAAAAAGTTTGCATTGCGTTCTCTTCCTCAACTTTATTAAGTACAGACTCGATGGTCTCGCTCTCCAAATTGGAGTCTTGCAATTGGATGCGAATTTCTTTTTTTGATACACCTCTCCTCAGTTTTGCTTTTATGGTATTGATACGCTCCTCATCCTCGTAGTACTTAGTACCGAAGTTCGCTGTGTGCCTATACGCAGAGTCAATGGTTGTTCCAATCTCTCTTAGTGTAAAGTCTTCTGTTGCAAACTGATTGATTACATAAGACGCAAGACTCTTGTTAATACCGAAGTCATTGAACGCCATCGCAAGCACATACGCATTCTGATTACGTTGTCCCTCGTGCATAGGATATTTTTTCTCCCACCACTTTACAAGTATCTCCACAATCTTATTCTCATCTGTGATAGGTATGGTTGCCTTGTCTCTCGTTCTACTTACCTCAGTGTACTCAGGCTCCTCAATCTTATCCCAAATACTACTATTATCATTAATCGCAATTAGAGGGTCATACGACTCGTAACACACTCGGCTGAGGTTCTTGCTCGTCTTATCGAAATAAGCCGAATTAAAGTACTTTTCTAACGAATTGAAGTACATCGTATGGTTCTCTGCATCTGCCGGAATCTTCACCAACACTTTTAAGCCATTGCCCGAAGGGGAAATGAATACTGAAAACGCATACTTGTTCTTTGATAAGTTCTCCTTGTCTTGCAATAGTTCTTTCTGCTTTGTATAGCCATCAAAGTCCAAACATATCAATCCTGAATGCTCAAGTAATGAGGCATCTGTTCTCTTATTAAACGTACCACTAAAACATATCGCAGGTAACTGCTTCTTTAGTTCCTGTCTCTCAGGCTTATTCTTTTCTAATCGTATTCTCTTTACTAAATCCTTAGTAGCACCGGCTCCGTCCTTGATTCTCTCGAGTATAACGTGTACGTCTCGGAAGAATGGTGTGTCAGTATCTCTAATGTTTTGGAATATCGTCACGTTATGTACCATCTTATGTCGGTTTTATGTCGTTTTAAACTATCTAACTATCTGATTACTAATACTAATGTCGATTATGTCGATTTTAAGTTCAAATTATAATCAAAGAAAATAAAAAGAATATAAAAACACATATAGAGAATATAGGGAAAACACATCGACATTTTCGTCACGCATTAGAGGTAAAAAAAGGGGAAGTTTTCACTCCCCCGATTCTTTTTCTAAATGGGTGTTAATTCTAAAATGGAAGTTCGCCATCTTCATCTTCTGCAACCTCAGGTTCAGGTGCCTTTTGCTTAGGCGTAGCCTGTTTCTCCGATTGTGGCTTCATACCACTTTGTGCAGTCGGCTCGTAGGTATCTAACTCAATGTAATAATTGCCACTACGTGCAGTCTTTACATTAAGGTTAACCCATCCGCCTTTCTCGTGCTGTCTGATGAATGCTACTCCATCGTCTGCCTTGATTGATAATCGCCCAACTACAAAGTCAGGTGCTTTTTCGTTTCTCTTAAATGAGAATCCGTCTGCAAAGATTTTTTCTTCGTTTGCCATTTTGTTCTGTTTTTTTTGTTGCCTCAGTCTATTTGTACCAATCAAAGACCTCTGAGGCTAAGCCTATAATTGGTTGTAGTCAGAGTGGGAATCGAACCCACACAACTCTTACGAGTGCTCTAATTCCTCTAAGACTCCATTTAATTAGGAGCATTAAGCTATCTGACTCCCTGTGTCTTTGAAGACACTTGCTTCGGGGGATGCAATATTATAACAAGTACTCGTCAATGTAGTAGTTAACTATATCATCCGTTGGCTTAGCACTAAAGTATTTATTATACACCTCAATAGCTTTGCCTACTTTGATTTCGCCACCTTTTACAAAGTCTTCTGTTGGTCTAAAAATACCAAGTACTCCGGTGCCTTTGTCAATCACGTAGAACACCAATGGCTTACCAAACAACTCCTGATAAATATAGCACTGAGAGTCGTAGTTATACGACTTCGCACTATACTTGAATTTATGAATGTCGCTCGTAGTCTTAAGGTCAATCACTGAATTGTCAGTGACAATGTCAGCCTTCCCCTTCCACATCATACCCTGAATCTCTGCGATTGCCGGAACCTCGTACTGACTGCCTGCTTTGTAAATCTCATCGTAGAACGCAATGTTCCCGTTGATAATGTTAACAAGGTTTTGAATCTCGTCCTGCTCCTTCTTTAACATACAAAAAGGTAGGTTGTTTTCTTCGCAAAACAACTTATACTCTTTGGTAGTACGTGTACTTACATCTACAGCCGGCATACCCTTCGCCTTATCAGGCTCCAAAATTAATTGATGAAAGTATCTGCCATCCATAAATGCTTTGTTATCCTCACGTGTCTTACCAAAGTCTTGAGGGTTGCTAAGTAATATGCCTATGTCAGAATTAGATAGGTAGTTCTTACCAATACCATTGTAGTATTGATTGTCGTCACGTAGTGCTGAGATAATATCTATATCTGCCATTGTTATGCGTTTAAAATGTTAGCGATTTCTTTCTTTAATGCAGGGCTTACTTTGTACTTGCGAGTAATTTGTGCACCAATCTTTTCAATACCCAAAGACTTGTTAGCCGTTACGTACTTGATTACTGCATTCCAATTATCTGAACCTTTCTTTAAATCAGGCAACCCATCTGCTGTTGCAGGTGCTGTCTTCTTAGGAGCCTCAACTTTTGTAGCCGTAGTCTCTCCCTCAGGTAAATCCTCTCCTGCATAAATATAAATCCCTAACCCAAACATCGCTAAGTTCTTAACTAAGCAACGCATAATGGTTTTGTTAATGTCGAACGTAGTCGCTGACTCAACCTTCTTGTCGCCATAGCGTGAACTATAGCTGTACTCAGTCTTCTTCATTGATTTGTTCGCACCATCCATTACCGGCAACCACATCTCAAGCGTCTCGCCTTCGATAGTTACTGTGGTGTGACACATAAATCCAAGTGCATCGTCATAAGTCGTTTCACCGATTTTGTACGTGGCATCAGGGCACTCAGTCTTTGTCTTTGACCAAGCCCAAGCCCAAGATAGATAGGTTAAATTACTTTTCTTTTCAACGTGGTCGTTCACGTTAATGGCGGATAGCCTTTCAAAAACCGTTGGTTTCTTTTCCATTTGATTTGATTTGATTGATTGATTTGATTAGATAAATACAGCACGCTCTACATCCTTGACAATAGACACATAGTCTTTGTCTTCTGCAATCTTCTGCTCAACCGCAGTGATTCCGTGAATGATTGATGAGTGCTTAATGTCGTACCCTGCTTCGTTCATATACTTTTGGATATAGGTAACTTGCATAGGTCTCTTTGAGCATAGGTAATACACGAGATGCCTCGCATCCACAAACTCCCTCTTCTTTGATTTTGAGAATATGTCCTCCTTTTTTATATTAAATAGGTCGGCAACCCTCTCCACATACTGATTAAAAACATCGTGCTTCATAAAATAATTTAATTTAAGACAACAAATATAAGTGAATATGTTCACACATCGTTCATTTATTTGTTAATTTTTTCCCACAATTTTACCTCTGCCTCGTCAAGTGAACGGCTCTTAAATTCATCGTCTACATAAAATTCTCCTGACTCTAAAACTTGTATGTACATTCCCCCCACGTAGTGTACAACGTCAGTACAGTCCTTACGTAACTTTTCATTTGGATTCTTGTCAAGGAAAGATTCCTTGCACATAAAACGCCCGCTGTTGATAAATTTTTCCATTAGATTAAAGTTTATGTGGGCATAAAGCCCACGTTAATTTGATTAAATTCCGTACAAAGATAGTTCAATTTATTTATAAAACAATAAATCGCTATACTTCACATACACAAAACCATCGTGTGTGATTTTGTCTGCATTATCCCACGATTCTTTCGTGATGATATGACCATCAGGAAAGTTTGGATTCGCCTCCAACTCCTGAATTAACAAGGACGCCTGCTCCTGCAACATCCTCAGTCTGTCGATTAATGTTTCTTGCTTATCCATAAATTACCTCCCCCATAGCTAAGTACTGAAACACAACGTCTGCTGACTCTGCGTCTCCTTCTTCTTTTATGTGTGCCTCCAATGCCCACTTAAGTTCGCTATCTGCAAGCATCTGCAGGCGTGCCTGCATAGTGCCTCGTGTGATAACCCCAACAACTTCTTCTTCGTCTTCTGCGTCATTGATAGCTACTTTTACATCGTGGTCTAAGATTGCCTTCAGGATTGCCGTACTCAAGTACGGGTCTTCCTCTTTAGGAACCGCTTTGCGGATTGCTTTGATTGACTCCTCAGGTAGAAAGTACCAATAGTTACTGCCTCCCTCTAATGCTGTTACGAAAATATCTTCTAAGACTTCTCGCTTTACTCCTTGAATGATTTTGATTTCCATTTTATTTAATTTGATTTTGTAATAAATATGTTTCTATTCTGTCATATACTTGGTTGAACTCATCTTGAATATAATCTTTGTAATTAAGTTCTTCTGATTCTTGTCCATCTTCATAAATAGATTCATAATGATTCTCGTACTTTATTTCAATAAATAAAGCTGTCATTTCTGATGCCAATTCGTTCAGGTAGAACGTGGCTTTTGGCGTGCCATTGATTTGATTTTCCATTTGATTAATCTTTTAATTGTTTGATTTCTAAATCCTCACACTTATAGTCGATGGCTAAAAATATTTGCTCCATCGTAGCATCATTGGTCATTGCACTGCTTAGTACGTCATAAGCCTGCTCCTTACTGCAATCGTAATTTTGCATAACGTCATCAACGCACCATAGGTTTTCTACAAAGTACCCTTTGCTTCTGAGCAACGCACGTGCTGTCGCCCCATCGTTTAACTTTTCTTTTAATCGCTTTACCTCATCCCGAAGAAAGTCGATTTCGATTTGTGCCGTAGCACGCTCGTTCATTTCGTAGTGATTTTTTTGCATACTGATTTGATTTGATTATAAATTGATTTGATTAAATACACTGATTCAATGAGCACGTATATCGTTAACGCCAAAGGGACGGCTACAATAAAGAACCATCCTAACTCTGCTAAAAAATATACGAACCCTTTTGCTATTTGAAAATACTTTCTCATTAAAATGAAATTTCTGTGAACCCATCATAGAAGACAACGACAGCCTTAGGATGTGCCCCCTGTAACGCAAAGACATAGTCCTCGTTATCATACAGGATGTCATTCTCACGCTCATAGTCAACCATTGGCTGAATAATTTTTCTGATTTGCTCCTCGCTTAGCGATGTCATTAGGTGAAAGTCTTCTTCCGCCCAAGCACTTGTGTTGATTTTAAATACTTGCATTGTCGTGGTTTTAATGTTTGTTAAATTTAAGAAATTTTCCGTTTCATCTTTTCAGAATCATCAGTCGGGACGCTCATCCCGATACGGAGGGTAGTGTCTTTGAAGACACCACCCTGTCGCCCCAAGTCTAAGGTTGGAATCGTAATACCTCAGACTCAGTGAACCACTCATCGCAACCACTACAATGATAATTTGCGAACGCATCGTGCTCCAAGTCGTGAAAGCAATTTACACAGATAGGCTTCTCGTTCTCTATGTCAAAGTCACAATCCTCACACTCATCATCCAATATATCTAACAAGCACACACTCTTCGGCTCCTCATATCCCATCTGAGAAAATATGCTTTGGTATTTGTCACTCTCCCTTGCATCCTCCTTCTCCCAAAAACTCAATGGCTTTGCCTTCTGCGTGTATGTCTTGTGATGCTCTTTGCCGTCTGCTGTCTCACGTATGTTGAAGTATATCCAACACTTGAGCACTCCGTTCTTGGTCGTCACATCAACCTGCTTCCTCCGGTACCAATCAGGATGACCCTCCAATCTATCTAACTGAGCCAACACACCTGAACTGACTTTGAATATGTCAACCTCCACGTGATGACCTTGTCCACTCTTCTCAATCAAATAAGGTAGTCCACTGATGACAAGCGGATACTTGCTCTTCGTGTTCCCTTTGGCTACAAATTTGGAGGCACTGAGGTAATGGTGGTAATTGCTGTACCCTTTCTTTAACGTGCCGTAGACAGCGATTAAATTATCCTCAAGGACGTTGTCCTTGCTGTACCAAACGCCATCTCTCTGACTCCACAACTCTTTGTTGTAGATTTGGTATGTCCTGCTGTGCGTGTTAACCGATACGAACCTGCACTCATACTTTTCTAACTCTTTCTTCCACTTGTGGCGTGGTATCTCACCCAAGTTCTCTGCTAATACTTTTGAGTCACTCTTCTTGAAGTTACCAAGTGCTCTGATAGTTCCGTTCATCATAAGCCACTCTTGTTTGTTGCTCCCGCATCTGAATGGATGCGTGTTGTCTTTGTTGATAGCACCAATAGTGGCGTATCTAAAGTGAGCAATGAATGGTCTCGCTGTGTCAAGCACTTTGTACTCTGCTGATTTGTGATACGTTACCTCGAACGTGTCGAGCCATACAATACCCAATCCGTGTGGATTGATTCTCGCTGAGGTCTTTGCAACCTCCTGAGGGACTTTCTTCCCTTTCTGCTTGATAATGATTACACACATAAGCTAAATTTGTTTGTGGGCAATACCTTTGAAGGCATAGAACCCTTGTTAATGAACTGATAATGAACGAAGATACGACATAATTTAGACATAACCAAATTTATTTTTCAATAAACTTTCTTTGCCTTGAACTTTGCACGCTCTAAATGGGGGCAATCCCCGATGAATTTGTAGAACGCTCTGTCAATAGCCTCCCACTTTGTGTGGGCGACTACTGACCAAACGAACTCCTGAGCGTAATAGATTTTAAAATAGTGTTGGCTTTCCATATCTGATTTGATTTAAGTTCTCTCATCCCAAAGGGATGCGAGTATTTTTAATAATCATCCTCCAATCTCTCCCCTGCATACGATGGGTCGAAGTACCTATCCTTGCGATACGGGTACTTGTCGCTGTCATAACACACATCACACCAATCTCCGGTGCCGTAGCCGTAAGCGTCACATCTTTTGTCTACGCCATTGCCTATTGTTTCGCATCCTCTACATTTTACGGAGTGCTCATACTCTGAACACTTTTCGCATAAGTCACCATCGAACCACATATCGTGGCGTCCTTGTGGGTGCCCACATCTTGAGCACTCCCACACGTCATTTGCTTTTGTCATTTTAATTTGCGTTTAGTTACGTGATAGATTCTGATTCCGTCCTCGATTTTCATATCAATGGGATACACTGACACGAGCACATCAAGGTAGTGTTTGTACTCTTCCAACTTGTCTGCCGGCAGGTACAAAAGCCTGTCGATAACGTCCTGAATAGTTTCATTCCGCTGTCTCTCAATGGTCATTTTTTCTTGAGTCATTTAATTTGATTTAAGTGGTTTCCGTTTCGTCCTTTGGGACTCATCAGCCTAAGTACACACTTAGGGACGCAGTGTCTTTGAAGACACCGCCACTTTCTATGCAAGGCAATAAGCCTCAGATAAAATTCTCACCGCCTTATCTACATCCTCAGGACGGACAACCACAAAATAGTTAGGTCGATACACGCCATCAGTATCTGACTCCGTCTTTCTTGTTGGTATCCCTTCCCCGTTTAACATTGCCTCCACCGGCTCGATGCTTGCCTCTTTCAATGAATGAAACACCGCATACACCGGCTTACTGTAACCCTCCGGCATCCATTCACTCGTCACATCGAACTCAGGCTCCTGCACACTCTCCTCAGGGACTGACTCAGCACCACCATTCCACGCATCCACGTTGACCCATCCACCTTCCCACTCCCTGCCATTGAGGAACCAATTACCCCTGACTTGTTGGATATTGACACCTGATAAGCCATTGAGCCTCTCCTTTGTGGTTTTACTCTTCCACCCTGCATTGGTTATCCATAAACCATCCCTCCTAATTTCGGCTATCTTGTTATCGAATAGCCATAAACTCTCGCCATCTGTACGGCTGTTGTCAATTCGTAGTGAACGGCTGTTCTGAAAAGCGTTCACAATGTCTCGTGTAATTTGTCTCATAGTTAGTTAGATTTAAAGTGTTCAATTAAAGATTTAACAAAAGCGTATAACACTATGGCTACCACGCTAATAACGATTGCCTCGAAGATTGTAATTGTTGTTCCCATTTGATTAGATTTGATTGAGGTTAAAAAATTGTTTACGTAGTTTATGAGCAATTAACTTTTGCTCCTTTAGGTACAAGTCACAATTAACTTGTTCCGCTTGCTCCATAAAGTAGTCGAACTCAAAAATAAGACGCCACTCGTGTAGTGCCTGTTCGTTGGGAAATGTCATCCCGTTGTAGTTTACTGATTCCATTTGATTACATTTTTTGTGGTTGCTGTTTCGTTCTTTAGAACTCATCAGGGAGGATAATCATCCCCCGACAGCGGAAGTGTCTTTGAAGACACTCCCTCTCGTGATTAATAGTTTCTCACGTATGGTGCAATATCTTGATGCACCTCACCTTTTAGAATG